CTTGCCAGAACCCGTAGGACTGATTAGAAGGCGTCTGTTGCGTCTCAGAGCGTCGTAAACACCTTCTACCTGGTATTCCCTAGGTTTGAACGATGTGATGCGTTGTAGGTAGTCCTGGACACCTTCCTGAGACACCATCTCGTTCTCCTCGTATGGAAGACCGTAGAACTTGTTTTCCTCAAACTCAAATGTGTATCCATATCTCTGACAAAACACCTGTAGTTTATCAATCAAACCACAGTAGATTTCTTTCTTCTCAATATTGAACAGGCGAATCTTTCCGTCCCAATACTTGCTACGGTATTGAGGCATGAACTTTGCACCAGGTACGTCAAATGTAAACTGATCTTGTAGTTCGTGCTGAATGTGTGGATCACAGTCAACCGTTAGATAAACCTCATTCTTCTTTCGTATAGTCAGATCAGCCATAACCAGCACTAAACCTACGCCATTCAATGGCATTTTTTATTTGGTAGGTTCTGTTGGAGATTTGCTTAAGCACTTCTTCAAGATACTTGAGCATAATATCGTAATAATCTATTTTGAGTTTTGCTTTCTGCATCCGCTCGTCAGCGTCAAGATACAGTTGCAACTCTGCTTTGTCTCTTACTTTGTAAGGAAACGGTTCGTCGATATAGATCTGTGAATCCGCCTTCCCCGAATAATACTTACGACGTTCCAGTAGAATACCTGAAAACACAGTCTCTGCTTGCTTTTTTAGAGACAGTGTTGTATTATATAGGTCGTAATATTTGGCGTGTAACTGAGGCACCTTAAGAGATTCTGTGTCCAGTTCATCTGGATTGATTACAGAATCAGACGCCCACATTCCTTGGATAACTTCCAAAGAAAAACTAGACTTCCGCTCCATCGTCATTGATCACATCAAACATAGTATACTTAAAGGATACAGTTGCTGTAAAGTATTCCTGATCAGTAATCGTAGCATCAAATGGAATGCCCGTTAACTGAGTTGGGAATAGATCTCTGAACTTTACTTTGCCTACAGTTTGAAAACTGCTGTTCAGAATAAGCAACGTTGCATCAGAACGTGACTGATCTAACTGATCATATGTCTCTGGGTAACCTAGTGCTCTCATCCACTCGTAGATCTGGTGGTAGTTCTCTAGGTTCTCGTCAACAATAAAATCAATAGTAAAATCATTGTACTGGAGTTTATCTCCAGGTACAGGAATATCGCGTAACCAGGTTGACTGATTCGCGACTCCTAATGTAATCCCAGGCAGATTTGCTTTATTGCACAGAAAATCTACCTTACGGCATTTGTCTATAACCAACTTAAATCCACCAATAGAAAGGAAGTTCCTATTGGAGACTTGATTAATTTTGCAGGGGTTGTTAGACATCAACTTACCAAGCTGACACTATTTAGTAACGATACTCTTGGATGATATCTAGAAACCGGTTGAGCATAGTATGTGCACCGTCATGCCATTCACCACCCTTATGCTGATATGTGCCATCATATAACTGCTTCTTCAGTTTCATTGCACGGTTGAGGATCTCATCTCTTTCCAATCTGTTCTTAGGCATATGCGTGGTTGACTCCCCAGTACACAAAGAAAACAATAGGTGAAAGTATAAGCAATGCTTTTAGTAACATGTTACTAGTCTCACGTATACTATATTATAGCATTGCATAAAAAAAAGACCCCCGATGTGGGGATCCCCTAACTTGGTGTAGCGAGTGTCTACAGTAGAATCTGTTTACAGACTCGTTTGCAAACACCTGAATCGTATTCACACTCTATCAAACATTCAAAGTAGTCGTTGATTTTTTCCATCTGCTGTCTGGTCTGTTGTAAGTTTTCAGCAGTTTTCTTTAATCTACCCCACTCCGACAATTGATTCTGTGAAATGATGTTGTGCATGGCGAATCTCTATAGGCGAACTCATACTATAAACATAAAACAGTTTTGAGCTTTCAGTGCATAGGCTTAATCTCAATGCTGCGGTATCTATACAAGTTTGTTAAAATTCACGAACATTGATTGCTTTTTAACATAACTCTATTTTTGTATAACTCGCTACACATTTGTAGTTTTGGGTGGCACGAACTGACCACTAGGCATTGGCATGTTATATTTCTTCTTCCCATCACCGTAATCAATCCTTAACTTACGGTCAACAGGCAGTTTTGGAACTGGAGTATGAGATTTTCTCTCTGCTTGAGAGTATGCTTCTCTAAATTCTTTGAAACTTTTCATCGTTTTTAGATAAAAAAAGAGACCCCCGAAGGAGTCTCTGTGAAGTATGTGAACCGTGATCACATGAGGTTTTGGACCTTGACGCGACGATAGTAGCGGTTGGAACCAGCGGTGATACGACCAAGACCTTGAGCAGTGCCTTCGGCGAATGGGTTGGCGACCATGCCGTAGCGGGTCTTGAAGCCAATCTTTGGCTGGAAGGTGTCCTGACCAACGGCACGAACCATCTGGAGTGGAACGTAAGGGCAGTAGAACAGACCTGCGTCGTAAGGGGAGGAACCCTTATAACCCATGACGTAGTACTGGTCGGCGCTTAGGTTAGCAGCGAATGGATCGATGTAAACACGGAAGCGACCATTTAGTACACCAGCGAAGGTGTTACCAGTGTCATCTACGGTTAGGTTAGCACTTAGTGCTGGGGTGTAGTCAAGTTGACCAGCAGCGGCGAGAGCAGAAGCAACGTCAGCAGAGCAAAGGATGATGTTGCCCTTCCCGCGACGAGTTCTCTGTGCGATAGCGTTGGCATCACGCTCTAGCTGGAACATCATACCCTTGAACTTCTCAACCATCCAACGTCCGTTGGAGTCAACGTCGAGGTCAAACACACCGCCAGTAGCGACGTTAGTCTGAGCACCGGGTTCTGCAGCCTTGTAAATGGTGCGGATGATCTCGCGGTTGATCTCAGCAAGAATCTCAGTGCTGAGGATGTTGGCGAGTTCTGCTTCTGCATCTAGACCGTGGATCGCCTTAAGGTCCTGTGCTAGTTCTAGGGAGTACTCTGCCTTGAGTGCTCTGGAACGGGCAGCAACAGTGACCTTCTCGATGCTGAACGACATCTCGCGGAAGTCGTTGTCAGAAGCATCGCCAAGACGCTCAAGCTTTTGGGTGTCAAAACCTTGACCGACGTTGTAGTCACGACCAGCACCACCGTTTAGGATGGATGGGTTGGTACCGTTCTGAGCAGTTGTACCGAAACCGACAGAAGAACCGTCGTTAGTGGCACCACCAAGAACGTAATCGCCTTGATCTCCGAAGGAAGCATCGCTGTCCTGAGCGGAGAATGCAGAATCAGGCTCGTTGAAGAATGCTTCTGTGCCGTTCTGGTTGTCGTAACGGGTTCTCATCGCAAAGATGAGACCTGTTGGTGCATTCATTGGCTGAACGCCTGCTAGGTCATAAGCGACCAAGTTAGGCATTGCACGACGAATCAAGCTGATGAGCACAGGATCGAAACCTGCGATTGGACCGGCATCAGCAGAACCGCCGGAGAAACCTGGAGTGCCAGCAGATGCGCCGCCGTTACCTAGGGATGTTGTTGGTGGTGCTTCGGTAAGCATACCACGCTCTTCACGAAGAAAACGCTCTTGGTTTTCGAGAAGTTGGGCTGTAACCGCCTTACGATGCTTATCCTTGATTGAATCAAGTCCTTCAGCTTCGAGAAGGGGTGCCCACTTCTGCTGGAGTGCAGAAGAATTGAACATTGGGAATCTCCTTTTAGGGAAGTTTTAGTTAATTTAGTTGAACTGAGTTAGGGCACGAAGATAAGAAGACATCGCTGGGGAGTAATCCTCAACTGCTTCCTCCGAGATAACTTCTTGCGATTCTGTTACAGGCTTTTGAGCGAAGTATGCTTCGCGAAGCGTAACAAGTTTTTCGCGGTACTGTTCTTCACTTTCAAACTCAACACCTTCAGCGAGACCTGCAAGTTTTTCCTTCTGGGAAAGTGCAAGACCTTCACATACTTCATCAAGGATGTTGTCAGAAACAGACTCACTTAGACGCTGCGTTAGCGAAACGTTAGTGTCAATCTGTTCGTTGAGCTTGGTTTCCATTTCATCAAGTTTTTCGACCATAGCCTCAAGAACATTATATTTTTCTTCAGGGACGGATACATAATGTTCTTCAAAAAGGTTCTTGAGACCTGTCATGAATGACTCCGAGAGTTCACCACGGAGACCATTCTTGACGGATAGTTCGTTTTCGTTGATCCATTCTTGGGCAACGTACTCTAGGTATCCGTCAACGCGCTCAGTAAGTTCAGTTTTGATTGCTTCGACTTGCTCTACAAGTGTCTGCTCGTACTGAGCTTCGACTGCTTCTTTAACGGAAGCAATCTTTGCTTTAACTACTGCTTCGAATACGGTTCTTGCTTTCTCTTGGAATTCTTCGGAAAGCTCTTCGCCATCAAGGAGTGCAGCAACGTCTTCGGAAAGATCTAGTTCTTCTTCAGACTCAACTTCCTCGTTAGCACCTTTGCCGTATCCGGTGGCAGTCATACCGACGGGACCATTAGGACCGTCCATCTGTACTGTGCCTGCCGCACCCTTATATTGCGGGTCGCCGGAAGAGGCGAGTTTCGCAGAAGGGGTCTTTAGCTTGTTGCTATTGTCCGTTGGTCTAGAATTCGTAGGGGTAGGACCACCTAGATCTTCAACCGCACCAGCATCAGGAACGTAGTTAGGAGCCTTTGGCATTGGATCCGCAGCCTTGGCACCCTTCGTTACCTGATTCTCCATTTCATGTAGTTCGTTATTAGCGGTCATTTGATAGTTTCCGAGAATACCGTATTTCTTTTATTATTTATAGATTAA